GGACGATGGAAGCATCAATATTCCATTCGCGAGTGAAGTTGTCAATGGCACTTACGACACATTGATCTATAAGCCTGGCAGCGATCCAATAAAAACCACCATCACGTATGTGAACGGCCAGTCATCTGCCTTTGCTGCCTATGCTGGAACCGGCGCATTGTTTGTCCTGGGCTCTCAAGTGAGTAGCAAGAGGGTCTTCCGAGTGGTGGAAGTGGCAATGGGAGAAGAAGGAGAAATTAGCATAAAAGCAATTGAGCATCCATGCGTAGAAGAAGGTGGGCAGACTAAGAGTTTGATTGCACGCTTCGAGAGAGACCCAAGCCTATATCTGATCAGCTAACACATATTTTTCAAAGTTGGCTAACATAAAACAAAAGACTGCGCTGCCAACATGGCGATTTATACGGGAAATAACGGTCGCGTGTATATTGCACGGAGGGCCAGCACTGGACTAAGCGGTGTTGTCACCAAGTCCGTTTCTACGGGGCAAGGCGTTGCGCTGAACGAAAACTTTTTAGCTGTTACCGTAACTGGCGTTGGCAATGGTGCCCAGTTCAGGGCAAACACTGCAGTATCGACCACTGCCACCACTCGCACCTGTAATTTCACCGTATCTTCGGCAGGCGCTGGCTATGCAGTTGGCAATACCATTTATTTGGCTAGGTATGTCAACAATACATTGGTAAGGGTGACTGCTGACTTTGCCATCGAAAGTGCAAACCTTGTAGGCGCTGGTATTGATACAGAAGCGGAGCTTGTCACTCAGGATTATCGCATCGCTAAGATTCGCGATTGGTCCTATAACAGCAACAGTGAAGTCATTGAAACTACGGCACTTGGAGACGTCACTAAGACATATGCTCCATCCATCACCTCTGGAGATGGCAGCGCCACGTTGATGTTTTATGAAGACGATCTCAATGCAGTAGGTGCAGGATCGACTAAGGATATTTACGAACTCGTTGATTTGCTATTCCCGCGAGACGTAGCTCCTAGCGTGATTATGAGCCTTGCTGTAGATGGCGGCACTTACACCGTAGATGCCGGCAGTGAGCTGTTGAAGACTAATTTCATTTTCAATGCTTATATTACGAGCGCAAGTATTAGTGTTAGCTATGGCGAAGTGGTGGCAGTCAACACTTCCTTTACTGTTGATGGTCCGTTGATTGACGTGCCGTCCAGGGCTGGAGTGGTTAGGCTTTAATTAAAGGCTAGACCAATGACAGTTTTTGCTGGTCATTACGGGAGGATTCAGTTCAAGCGCATTGGTTCGTCTGAAGCGATTGACTGTAGTATCAACTCCTCTGATTTAGATGTAGCCAGAAAGCGATTTACTTTAGGCGTTCAAGGCGGGGCGGATCTTCCATTCGGAACAATTACTACAGGGGATCGCGTAAGGATTACCAGTGCAGATAGTAGGGGTCTTCCGTTTCGCTGGTACAGAGACGTTAGTAATACCAGCTATGTAGACAATCCTGGTGCTGGCATTCTTCCATTGGAATTTTATGCCAATGTGGACAGAATGGGCGCAATTCGCATGTATCGCAGCTTTGCTGATGCATTGTCCAATCCAGGCGTGCGTTACGCTGCTGTCCCATTAGCTAAAGCAAGCGGCAGCTTACCATGGCGCACCACCATTAATTTGCTTCCCGGCTCATTCAATAGGCTTGGATTGGTGCAAGGATTTCAGATTACAACGGACAGAGAATCTGTTGACGTTACAGCATTGGGAAGCAAATACAAACAGTTTTCTGCCAGTGCAATTAGTGGAAGCGGCAGCGTAGATTGCTTGTTTGAATTCAAGAACCTTACTGGCGAAGAAATCCCTATTGCATTGTCCCAACTCATTCAAAAGGTGGAAGTGGGAAGCAAATTTTTTGGCCGGTTTTATTTACTTGAACCAGGCACTCCACAGCCTCCTGGATACACTATTACCGAGGGAGTGTACTATGAAGTGGATGGAATGCTGACAAGTTCTGCTCTTACGGTAAGAGCTGATCAAGTGGTTGAATGCAGCTTCGATTTCATTACATCAGGAGAGTTTGCATTGAGAGTGGGCGAAGGTCCCGTTGAATTAACGACAGAAAATAATGTTAGCATTGGCAATGAATCTACGCTGGAACAACTTGGTGTTCTAATGGAGACAGACTAGAATGACCGTTCGTATTTCTGAACTTGTTGAACTTTCTGCTGATCTCTCGCAGTCAGATGTTCTGCCTATCGTAGATGTAAGCGCAAGCGAAACCAAGCAGGTTTCAGTGGGTAATTTGCTTGCCGCTGGCATTAGTGGAGCGCCGTCATATTTCATTGATCTATCCAAGCTCAATCCCAATTCTGTAACAAAATTACCGTCTTCAGTTCTTGACAATATTGGCGTTGCTAGTGGTATTTATGGCAATGCCACCACGTCGGCGCGACTGACCATTAACAGCCGGGGTATGGTGACCACGGCTACGGGCGTCCCGATTGTCATCGCTGCCACCAGCGTTACAGGCTTGGCACCAGTGGCGTCCAGCGGCACCTACGCGAGCCTCACTGGACTTCCCACACTTGGGACACTCAGCGGCCAGAACGCCAATAGCGTGGCGATTAGTGGCGGCACGATCAGTGGCGTTACGCTGTCCAATGTCATTGCCACCATTAGCGGCGGCACGATCAGTGGCATCACGGACTTAGCTATTGCAGATGGTGGCACTGGAGCATCGACTGCATCTGGAGCCCGTACAAATCTTGGCTTAGCAATTGGCACCAACGTTCAGGCCTATAGTTCTGCGCTGTCCAACATTGCCGCCTCTGCGACTGCCAGCGATTTATTCTTCTACACAACTGCGTCTGGAGTGGTTAGCACCACTGGTTTTTCTGCCGTTGCTCGTAACGTCGTAGCAGAAACAACGCTAGATGGTATGAGGGCTGCGTTGGGACTTGGTAGCGCAGCAACTCTTGATACCATTGTCATCAATAATGCCAATATCTCAAGCAATGCCGTTGGCACTTTAGAAATTGCTGACGGAAGCATCACAACTTCCAAGATTAACAATTCGGCAGTTACTTACGGCAAAATTGCCCCCACGTCGCAATCCAACATTTTGCTTGGTAGGGCCACTACTGGTGGTGGCACCATTGAAGAGATTGCATGTACTGCAGCAGCTCGTTCTATTTTGGACGATGCGACAATTGAAGATATTCGCGCCACATTGAACCTGGGAACACTGGCCGTTCAGAACGGAAGCTTCTCTGGCACGTCTACTGGCACCAATACTGGCGACCAGACTATCACTCTCACTGGAGACGTTACTGGTACTGGCACTGGAAGCTTTGCCACTACTATCGCCAGCAGCGCAGTAGGCACTACGCAAATTGCTAGCAATGCAATCACTGTAGATAAAGTGGCCAATGCTTCTATTACGGGAGTGAAGCTTGCTGATCAAAGTGCTTCTGTTGTTGCGGCGGCAGCACCTAGCGCAAGTGGTGCTTTTATTGGTCAGCAATGGGTGAATACCAACAACGCCCTGGAATACACATGGACAGGTACTGAATGGCTGCAGCAGTCTGCACTCAACACGCTTACGGTTTCCGGAGATATTCTCTATTCATTCACCAGTACCTATCCTGACGAATATTCGGCTCTCGTCACGCCATCGTTTAAGACGCAAGCTGCCAATACAGTTTTTGTTGGCCCTGCAAGCGGAAGCAATGCAGCGCCTTCGTTCAGGGCCCTTGTTGCCAATGATCTTCCCAATGCCACGTCAAGCACTAAGGGTGCAGTAATTGCTGGCGCTGGCCTTTCCATGGCCGGATCCACTCTTAACCATTCCAATGCCGTAGCAAGTGGCATCTATTACAAGGTGCAAGTGGATGGTCAAGGACACGTAAGCTCTGGTGCTTCTGCCTTGATTGCTGCAGACATTCCTTCGCTAGATGCAAGCAAGATTGTTTCGGGCACCTTTGGCAATGCGCTGATTGGACCAGACGCGGTGTTGGCCCCTAACCTTGGAGATTATTCCACCACTCAGTTTGGCGAAGCGTTCACCACTCCTGATTTCATCGGTCAATATTTCTTCAATCCATTAACGAAGGATCTATACCTGTGGGACGGTAACGTTTGGAACCCGGTTGGCGTGAGCATTGGTGAAATCATCTTTGCTGGCACTTACAACGCAAGCGGCAATACAATTGCTTCTGTCACTGCAGACGGTACGGCAATTGGCTTGACCGCTGGACAACCACTTCCTGCTGCATCAGCATCTCTTAATAAATACTATGTAGTGGTAGCTAGTGGTGGCACTGGTGTTTCGCCGGCACCAGCAGTTGGATTACAGCCGCCGGACATTGTGCTGTGCAACGGTACTGCATGGACCCACATTGATACAAGCGCCACATATGTGTCGCAAACTGCGAGCCAAGTATCATTCACTCCGGCTGGTACAATTGGAAGTTTCAATGTGCAAGCAGCAATTGAAGAAGTCAATGCAGAATGTCGCAATGTTAGTAATGTAGCTAGTGGCGTACTGAGTCCATCGTTTGGTGGCACGGGCTTTACTTCCTATACCAAGGGAGATATTCTTGCAGCGTCTGGATCCGGCGGCTTTGCGAAGTTAAGCGTTGGCGCCAATGGACGAGTGCTTACTGCTAACTCTGCAACTAGCACTGGCCTGGAGTGGACGGTACTATCGGCAGGTAGTGTTTCGAGCGTTAATGCCACGGCACCATTGTTTGTAGCAAGTGGCACGAGCACTCCTCATCTCACTATTAGTGGAGCCACTACTAGCAGCGTTGGCGTGGTGCAACTCAGCGATAGCACGGCAACAACTAGTTCTGTTTTAGCTGCTACATCCACTGCAGTTAAGAGCGCTTATGATCTTGCCAATGCAGCACTGCCAAAAGCTGGAGGGGTTCTTACTGGCAACTTAGAACTTAGCACCAACGTTACATTGATCTTTGAAGGATCAACCAATGATGGTTTTGACACTGTTCTTACGGTTGCCAATCCTACTGCTAGTCGGACTATTACGCTGCCAAACGTAACTGGCACTGTTATTACAAATGGTGACACTGGCACAGTTAGCAATGCAATGTTGGCCGGCAGCATCGCTGATAGCAAGCTGAGCACAATTTCAACTGCTGGCAAAGTAAGCAATAGTGCAACTACTGCCACTAGCGCCAACACCGTCAATGCAATTGTCACTCGCGATGCCAGCGGCAATTTCTCCGCAGGTACAATTACTGCCACTATTGACGACGGCACTTACTAATTAACTGGGCATCAATCCTTTAGACTCTGAAAAGATAATTCTCGGTCTTTAGACGTTAAGAGGAATCATGCCCCTTCAACATTTACGTTCTGCCACTGCAAATAAGCGCCCTCAGGCAACTGGCATGTCTGACGGTCAGCTTGCAATGAATACTGCGAGTGGCAGTCCTGGACTTTTTATTAAGAACAATGCTGGGCAAATTGTTAAAGTTGGCCCTGTTCACGTGGGCGCAACAGCTCCTAACGTAACTCCTGCAAGTGGCGGCACCACTGGCAACACCATTGGAGAACAATGGCTAGACAATACTGGTGGCACCTATGTGTTTAAGGTGTGTGATGGCGTGGATTGGCGGACGAGCGCTGGTGGTGCCGGATCTTTTCTGA